TCAGTGCTTGCATAAAGACGGATAGTTTTGTTCCCATCGTATGCAACTTTTATATAATGGCTAAGCGAGGATTCGACATAGCTACTGCCACCGGCACTAGTCATGCGCCAGCGAGCGCTGTAATGATATGACTTTGTTCCAGCCGTGCCCTTTGTGAATGTCAGCGGAGGAATTTTTGTCACAAAATATATGGATGATTCCGAAATTATCCCAGCCTTAGTTTCCCAAGCTTCCCCGCTTTCACCTTCGATAACTGCAAGGGAAAAATGATCGCCCGGCCAGATGGAATACTTTAGATCGTATTTAACTGAGGACTCCGCTATATTTATCGCGTCGCCCGTGTTGAGATTGCTGACATCGATTACCTTCTTCAGTATTTCCACTGGCGGATTTATTTCAAGCTCGGCATTCGTAATCGTGACTGATGATTGATTAGCTAGCAGTATGTCGCCTATCGGCACCGACTTGACCACTATCGGCACTCCGCCGATATATATGGTGCCTTGTCCCTTGCACTCAATAAGCGGGCTTGCCGGGAATAGTGTCGGATTCGTTATCGATGTACCACTTGATATAGATCGTTTAGTCTCTCCGCTAAGTAGCCACCTCTGTGGTTTGCAGTCAAAGACTAGATCGAACTCACCTGCCATAAGCTGTGCCGGTTTTACTTCCAGGCCGCTTTTATAGATGGCCATTCTGTACTCACCCGGATTGTATTCGTCAGTCAGTCGAACATATCCACTCCTAGAACATAGGAAATTACGGAAGTTTGAAATTGCTTCTGAAAAATCCGCCTCATTGTCTGCAAATATCCCTGCTGGATACCTGACCTCTATGTTCTCAAAGTGACCTTTATCGAGCGCTAAAGAACCATTCCTACCAGGAATCGAGACCATTTCCACGTCCCTTTTGGGAGCATTGTAGACAGCCTCGCCCGTTATATATACGCCATAATTTCTTGAACTTTCTCCATCAAAAATGAGCGACTTATATATCGCTCCTGTAGGTTTTACTGCCACGCCAGCCTCCTTTGATTCGTTTCTCTTATAAGAACTCGCTTGACCTCTTCTGCTATCTCTCGAGGATCCTTATTTACTCCGTTTACGTTTATTACGATGTTAGTACTGCTACTGATGTTATCCAGTTTATCCCACAGTTTATCGAGAGGAACTACCGCCTCCGGGCCAGCTTCACCGACACCGATAACTGACGGTTTATCAAAAATGGCTCCTGTCTTATACCAGCTAATTCCTATCGTAGGTTTTACACCCTTGCCGCCAATACCCCACGGAGCTGTTCCGCCGGATATGTTAAAGTGTGGAAGCTTGATGTTTGTAAAAATCCTGCCAACAGACAGCGGGAAGAAGCTCTTTAGCTTTTGCACTATAGCTTGCACTTTGGCCTTGGCAGACTCCATCGGTGATATGATCGCCGACTTTATATTGTTCCACACCGTAGAAACAGTAGTCTTCAGGCTGTTGAACCTGCTGATAACGCCAGAAACAAGTGTCTGGACTACGCTGATCACATTTGCTTTGATAGCGTTATATGTGTTAACCACGCTATCTCTAAGAGCCGTTACTGTAGCACTTACACTTGACTTAAGCTCATTCCACGCCGTTACAACATTGTCCTTGATCTCTTGTGCCTTAGCCTTGATTGTGTCCCAGTTTTTATATAGCCAGACACCGGCGGCGATAAGCGCGGTAATTGCGGCTATTATTACCAGAATCATAGGATTGAAGCCTGCAAATGCAGCCAGCAGCTTAGGTGCCATCATCATGATGCTTCCGACGCTGCTCATGAGAGTTCCGATTATTACAAGAAGCGGTCCTATGGCTGCAACTATAAGAAGGATCACAGCTACCACCTGCTTCGCTGTTGGAGACAGTGCATTAAACCAATCCACGAGGTGCTGTATGCCATTTGCCACTGTCAATATGATTGGTGCCAATGCCTCACCAAGTGATGTCGCTGCAACATCGATTCCCGACTTCAGCTTTTCTATAGAGCCACCGAAGCCAGACATCATAGCTGCTGCCATTTCAGAAGTGGTCTCCATCTTTGATAGCTGGCCGTTAAGTTCTGATACATCTTCCGGTGCTGTATTTATGAGGGCCAGCCAGTTAGACATCTGATTCTTACCGAAGATAGCACTGGCAGCCGCAAGTTGCTCGGATTCAGAGAGTGTGCTGAATGCATCATGAAGTTCCTTCTGAACTGTAACAGAATCCTTCATCGAGCCATCTGTATTTGTAACTTCTAAATCGAGCTTCTTAAGCCACTTCTGTGCATCTGCGGCTGGTGATACCAGTCTGGCCATGCCTGTCTTTAAGGCATTAGCAGCCGTACTTGCATCAATACCGGCATTTGCCATTGTGCCCATATACAGCGCTGCATCCTGAACAGAATATCCAGCTGCATGAAATATAGGGGCTGCGACGGACATAGCTTCTGAAAGGCTATTTATATCCAGCGCTGAATTATTACATGCGTTTGCGAAGATATCTGCATATGTTGATGCCTCGTCAAATGATCCTGCAAAGCCGTTTATAGTCGCTACGAGGCCGGCAGATACTGTTTCTAAATCTCCTCCCTCGCCTGCTGCAAGATTCATTGCAGGTGCAAGTGCTGCTGCGGCTTCCTCTGCTGTAAGACCTGCTCTTGCAAAGTTCAGTGTAGCTGTTGCTGCCTCATTCATACCGAATGTGGAGTTTGCCGCAGCATCCTTCATTGCCTGATTAAGAAGCTCTGCCTGCTCAGTAGTATTCCCCATTGTAGCGTTTGTAAGCTGCATGGTTTTATCTACTTCCGCAAACTTCTTAGCCCCTATAGTTCCGGCAGCGGTGAGTGGCGCTGTCACATACTTTGAGTATGACTTGCCGAAGCCCTTCATCTTGTCTCCGGCTTCCTTGATCTTCTCACCCGTCTTTGCCATTGACTGAGCAATCTGCTCAACATTCGAAGGAACCTCTTTAAGCTTGTCCAGCTCACGCTGAAGCATTCTCTCCTTTGCTTCTGTTGTAGTGATCTGGCGCTGGAGCTCGTTATGTTTTTCTGCAGCTCCCTCGACGCCATTTTCCATATCCTCCGTGACCTGCTCATCTGCCTGACGGAGCATTTCGAGCTTTCTCTTCGTAGCATCGATCTCCTCACCAAGTAGACGCTCTTTCTGCTTTATAAGGTCCGCGTTACCAGGGTCCATCTTCAGGGCCTTCTCCACGTCAGATAGCTGCCTCTGAAGTGTTTGTGTTTCTCTGCCTACGCTGCGGAGGGCCTTATCCAGCTTGGTCGTATCTCCGTTCAGTTCAATCGTTATTCCTTTGATATTGCCTGCCATCTACGGCCCTCCTTTCTAAAAATGCGCATGAAAAAACACCTCCGAAGAGGTGCCTTCATTCTATCGGTCATCAACCACCTAAAAATCTATCAATTAAAGCTGTCCGTTGTTCATGAGTATCAAGATAATGTGTATAGTACATCATAACTATCTTGAGCTCATTATTAAGGTCATAATACTCGAACGGTTCTGGGTCGGCACCAGTAGTGGAAATTGGTTTTGCTATTATCCTTTCTCCACCTTGAATTTCATAGTGCTTTGTTAAGCCAACACCATACGTCCAACCAATAAAACCTGCCGTATAGGTGCATTTGAATGGCTTTCTAGAGAGCCTAAGTGTAACAATTCCGAGTGTCTGTCCATGCTCAACCCAGACAAAGCTGTCATGTACATGCGGCATAGGATCAATATGTTTTTTTATCTCAGCAACATACTGCTTTTGTCTGTTGTCATAGATTTTTAAACATGGTCGCATTGCAACCAACGCTCTCTTTACTTTATAAATACATACACCATTATTATTATAGACATTCCAAGAATTATGATTAGAATTCTTCTCGAACTTTATCACATATCCATCTGTTTTATACTCCTTTTTCCTTGTGTTAGTAAAAGCATCAGAAACAAATCCTGGTCTCTTATGACTCTCTTCATCCTTTTGAATGCCTATATCGTCAAAGTTTTTACTTTCCGCAGAATCAACTGCTGCATCGATATCATTGTCTAAGTCTGGTGCACATCTGGTTTTTTTCACATCTATTCTCTTTTTATGTGCTCGTTTTTCATCATAGTAAAACTTAAGCCGTCTATCAGTGATATAGTCAGCCCAACTTTCCACATCTGCTTTTTTCATAGTAATAGTGTATGAATTAATCGCGGCATGTATCTCCAGATTATAATCTGTAAAAATAGATCCTTCTTCTCTTGTAAATACCTGTACCACTCCATTATTAACTTTTATAGTATTGAGCGGCACCACTTTGATTTCCTTTGGCTTACTAGTCCAAAATGAAGGAATATACATATATAAATTCTGATCGGTTAATTTCAGATCGACGCCTTTTTCAAATAGTTTTTCAGATCTGATCATTGCATTCTCACATTTATATATTACGTTCTCCTTTACATCGAGGTCACTAGCATCTGTATCAGTATCGAGATTCCTTGAATTCATTCCAACTTGACTTTTATTACGATTTTGCAGTGCGCTTTTTCCATTTTTACATAATTCAGGCACTCTCATTAAAAGATACTCAGCCCACCTTTCTACATCTCGCTGGCTCATCCCAAATTCATAAGAATCATATGAAGAATTAATCTTGAGAAAATTATCAACTCCCATTAATTCTGCTCTTGTGAAAACCTGTATTTTCCCTTTGATTATATTAATCGAATTCAGTGGGATTACTTTTGTCTCTTTTATTTTTCCCGTCCAATATGATGGTATGTATATATACAGATTCTGATCAGTTAATTTAAGCTTGACTCTAATCAAATACCCCTTTTCATCTCTTGTCGATGCATCGTCACACTCATATATTACTCTCTCTTCGGATGTGACAGTCTCAGCTTCATTAGCAGGTTCAATATCAATAGAATAATCGTAGTCATCATCATTCGCACTAGAATCGGCATTTACTGTATTGCTTAATTCAAGAACTCTCACACTAAGGTGTTCAGCCCATATTTCTACATCGTGCTGACTCAATTTAAATTCATACGAACCGATTGATGTATTTATCTCTAGATAGTGATCAAGCCCTAATAGCTCTGATCTTGTAAAGACCTGAGCTTCTCCGTTGATAATGTTTATCGTATTAAGCGGGATAACTTTGGTTTCCTTTATTTCTCCAGTCCATTCTGACGTAATATAAATAAATATATTCAGATCGGTTAACTTAAGATTGGCTCTTTTATAAGACCCCATTTTTTCTTTAAAAAGTGCATTGTCGCATTCATGTACTATTATCTCTTCAGGAATAGATGCCATCTTGGTTCACCTTTGTGAAAATGTATAATTATTTGAACTGACCTAATATAAGTTGAGTATAGCACATCAGAAAGCATCAAAATCCGACTGTGTGGCCTTTTTCTTCAGTTCTGAATTCTCAGTAAGATGGATATTATTCCACTCAATCACATAGTCAATCCACATCCCAAGGGTCATAACCTCTGTATCCTGCATGCGAAGCCCACGCATTACCCCTCCCTGAAGAATTCCTTCAAGGGTTATATCTTCGGCACTGCCTTCTGTATTTTCCGAGACAGTGCCTTGAATTTTTTTGTGCTTATGCAGCTTTCAAACAGTACTGGTCCGATCTCCGTAAGTACTTCATCAAGCGGAAACATCTCAAACTGGCTGTACCATACTTCCGGGTTGTCTATATCCCTATCCCCGTTTGCAGCAACAGCCCAAATAAGCTGCAGTGCTTCAGTGAAGTTCAGTTCTCCCAGGATATCCGTCATCAGATCCAGGTCTGCTATCGTGATCTTTCCATCCTCCAGTTCAACGAGAGGAAGTGCTGCCTTTATTGCCGGCATGATCACATCAATAGGATCATGTCCGAACTGTGTCCTGTATTTGAACATCCATGCGAGGGATGTATCAAAGCGTACATCCCTCTCTCCGATCTTAAGTGTCTTTATCATGGCTAGTTACCTCCAACCACAGGTGTAGCTGTCAGTGTCGGCGTATATGGTGATTCACCATACCAGTTCGAATATGCACTTGAAGTGGCATCAGCTACCGTCGCCTTAACGTAGTGATTATCCAGCCTTGGCATTGCATTAATCGACAGCTGATTTGTATTCGGCTCTATGTTCTCCTCTTTGGTCTGGGAAGCTACATCAGGTCTTCCTGCAGTACAGCGGTAGAATATATGTCTCTTCTTGTTGACATCACCTTCGAACTCAAATGCCATAGCAAACTCAGCACCAGTGCTGGACGCGTCTTCTACAAGCACACCGTTTACGTCCTTAATCTGCTTAAGGATCTGCTGCGCAAAGGCCTCTGGCACCTCAACGATCGTAAGTGTCCCACTGTAGCCATTATTGGCTTCAGCTGTCCAGTATACGATGTTATCTGCGTAGAACTTTATTACCTCACCCTCAGCTGCAAGAGTTACCTCCTTAGCCCCTGGAACATTTATTATCTCTCCGTATGTAGGCGTGCCATTGCTGTCAGTTCCTGTGATCGGCCAGACATGAACATTCGAAAGACCATACGTGAGTTTATTCTTGTCTCCCATGTCTACTTAACCTCCGTTTCAAATGAATAAAGCACCTCGTAGAGCTTTTCGGATTCAATCCATACTTCGGATTTATCCCAGTAAATACTGCGGCTCTCTAAGATGCTTTCTATCTGTTCTTCTAACGATGGATCTTTGCGATCCGTGTATAGCTCTATGTATACAGTTGTGCCCTTCGCATACACGATGTTATCGGCACCGAAGTTATTACTCTGCGGATAGAGGTACAGCATGAATGGTGGATCAGGCGACTCTCCCTCCGCGTAATGGTGATAGGCCCACGGAAGGCCTATCTCATGCATAATTGTTTCAATCATGAAAGGCCCCTCCTAATCATTTCTTCAAGCCTATCTGCACCCCTATCCTCAGCGTCTTTTATGTGCGGAAAGGCTCTGGTCCTTCCTCCGCCGCGCTTGGCATGTCCAAACTCAAGAAGATGAGCCAGAGGATATCCCTTCTTTGTAGCGTGCACAGTGTAAGTGATACTAGTCATGGTCTCCTCTGTCGGCTTTGTGCGCCAGCTCTTGGCATAATTGCCGCTGGCTCCAACCGGGGCATGAGACTGTATATCGTCCTTTACCTCTGTTGCTACCTGTTTGATCGCATTCTTCGCTGCCTTTGTTGACGTCTCCATCTGCAGTGTCAGTTCTTTCTCGATTTCTTTTGCAAGCTCAGATACCTTCATCGTCTCACCTTCCTGCATTTGAACCTAAGGGCCTGATGCTTGTGCGAGAAATGATCGATGCCGACGATATCATAATTATCGTTATCTAATTGCAATCTGTATCCAGTCGTAGTAATAGCAGCCGTTTTTCGGCAGCACCTGACTGTAACAGACAGATCAACGTTATCTACGATCGTTCCGGCATCCCTTTCTTCACTCCCAGACTCACCAGATATAGTGGCACTGCAGGTGTAGTACGGCGCCCATTCAGAGATATGGTTTCCAATTTCATCGGTGACTAACACATTCTTCTGGAACAAGACTCTTTTATTAAGCCTAGATACCTTCATCAGAAACCTCCTTCGTGAGCGGAGAATAGAAGCGCCCTGAGAGTCAGATTCATGCTGTTATGATTTGCTTCCTCCCTGTGCTCATACATATAGGCGACTGCAAACATAACAGCGATCTTGGCGTTATCTATCTGTTCGAGATCTTCTTCTGCGTCTACACGAGCTATATCCATGCAGGTCTTCTTCGCGCTGACGATGAGATCGCAAATGAGCGAATCATCATCGTCATAGTCTATGCGAAGGTACTGCTTCATTTCTTCAAGCGTAACCATCAGGCCCTCCTATAACTATTCTCCGTCCTGCGTCGTTTCAGCATCCGCAGCCATAAGCCCAGCAGCCTTGAGTTTTGTAAGAAGGCTGTTGAAGTCCTCTTTCAAATTGACAACAGTGGTAGCAGAGCTTTCTGCCTGATTCTCACAAGCAAATGGGAGCCCCTCAACAGAAGCTCCCTCATCGAATACAAGCTTTCCACCGATATGGGTGACCTCGCCACCCTGCTCGGTATAGTTCTTTACGTTATAAGCCATGATGCACCTCCTTATGCCTTCATCTTAAGAAGCTTCACGCCTTCAGGCATGATCATCTTTCCATCGACTCTCTCAGCGGAGATGAAGCCCACCTGTCCGTTTGTGGCATAGAGCTCATTAAGTCTCTGAACTGTCCTGCCCTGTCTGTCACCGATCCAGTAGTTCTTGAAGTCACCGAAAGCTACAGCAAGTGCGCTTGCCTGTACTGTAGGCACATATGGCGATGTATAGAGATCGTAACCGAGCAGTCTGTCCGGCTCTCCTGCCTGTACAGATGGCTGCCAGAGATATGCTCCGTTTCCGTCCTTCAGCTTCCTAAGAAGGCTAATGGTCTGATCATGCATCAGGAACTTAGCATTTCTTCTGTATGGACTCTTAAGGGAGTACACAAGCGAGATAAGTTCATCCGCTGTTATAGCATTCTGAGCGGCAGCAGTAATGCCAAGGCTGGCCCCATTTGCAGTGAAAATACCTGTAGGCTTGTTTACGCCATCACCCACACAGAAGGCTTCCTCCTCAGCGATACCGAATGCTCTTGCAAACTCCTTCATCAGGTAGTCCTGGATATCGAAGGCAGCATCCTGCAGGAGCTCATTGGATACTCTCGCCAGGTCTGTCAGCTTGTATGCATCGATTGTCTTCTGGCCGAATGTAGGGTTGCTCTCTGTGTATGCCTGGTTTTCGAGTGTCCATGTTGCAACACTGTGTGTGACCGCGACCGGAATCTTTCTCTCGTGCTGTGTCTGGATGACCTTTGCCAGCTTTCTGATAACGTTCTCTTCCTCACGCTCTGTCACCAGCTGGGTTTCAAAGTCCTCAGGGACAAGATAACCGCCGTCCGCATCTGTACCTTCGGAAAGGACGTTATGGACGAGAGGTCTTCCATGGAGATGACGGTCGAAATCTTCCGCATATGCATCGGATGCTCTTCCCGTCTTCTCAGGCTTCATGCCGCCGTGCTCCGGCTTTGCGATGATCGGCTGATTGACAGGTTTGTTCATCTCAGCCTCATGGGCATCTCTTCTTTCCATTCTTCTGATCTCGTTCGTCATGGCATCGAGATCCGCTTCCATGGAAGCATAAGTGGCATCATCTTCTGCGGACAGGATGCCCTTGTCATTTCTGTGTGTATCGAGGAAGCCTTCCATGGTGTTCCACAGCTTCGCTCTCTTTTCTCTCATTTCAGTGATATTCATTGTTTGATCCTCCTTTGATCTAAAGCAACTTCCTGTAAAGTGATGCCTTCAGCTCATCCACGGAGCGTCCGGCCTTTTCGGGTTCGGCAGGTCTTACCTTTTCCGAGATCTTATTGATCAGCGCTCTTTCTACGGCACTCGCAGAAAAAGAGAAGGCCTCAAGGTCTTCGGTCAGTTTGCTGTCTTCAAGCAGCCTGTCTGCAAAACCGAGTTCCACAGCCTTCTTTGCATTCATCCAGGTCTCTTCATCCATCATCTTTGAGATTGCCTTTCTCGGCTGACCTGTTCTGATCTCATATGCGTTGATGATCGATGCCTTGACTTCCTCAAGCATGTCGATCGCTTTTTCCATATCCTTGTGATCACCGAAGGCGATCGTAGCAGGATTATGGATCATCATCATGGCAGTGGGGGACATCAGCACTTCCGTACCTGCCATCGCGATGACGGATGCTGCGCTTGCCGCGATTCCGTCGATCTTCACCGTGACAGGACCTTTGTAATCCATCAGCATGGTGTAGATCTGACTTGCCGCAAAGCAGTCACCGCCGGGCGAATTGATCCAGATAGTGACCGGTCCCGACCCTGCGAACAGCTCTTCACGGAACATCTGAGGAGTGATGTCATCATCGAACCAGGACTCTTCGGCGATGGTGCCGTAAAGTTCCAGTACACGTTCGACCGTCTCTTCTCCGGTATCCTCATTTCTGATGCTGTTCTTCTTCCAGTTCCAAAACTTCTTCATGGCTCTCCTTTCCCGAGAAAATGCCGGCATCTTCCAGCTTGGTCATATTCCCGTTGATCAAATAAAGATCGCCTCCCTGCTCTTCAGGAATGCGATCCAGATTCTCAAGTTCACGTATATCATTTGCTGACATCCAGCCGTTCTGACGGGCGATGGCGTATCCGTTCATCCTGCTCTGATAATCACCCCTCAGAAGGCCGTCGACATTGAACTTGATGAAGTAGTCGGCTTTCTCTTCGGGCCTTAAGAGCGTTCTTACCATTGCTTGTTCCCATCTGCTGACCCACGGATCAAGCGTGTATTTCACGAACTCCAGAGACTGCTGCTCGATGTTGGAGAAGGTGGAATGCTCCATGCTCCCGATCATATGAAGGGGAACTCTGAATATCCTTGCGATCTCCTCGATCTGGAACTTCCTCGTCTCAAGGAACTGGGCCTGTTCCGGCGGAATGCTGATTGGGGTGTACTTCATGCCTTCCTCGAGCACTGCGATCTTTCCGGAATTGCCGCTTCCGCCGAAGGTCTGCGTCCAGCTGTCACGGATCTTTCCGGGGTCTTTCAGCACTCCGGGATGCTCCAGGACTCCGGATGGGGAAGCGCCGTTAGCAAAGAACTTGCTTCCGTATTCCTCAGTAGCGATGGCAAGACCTATGGCTTTCTTCGCCATCGCGATGGGACTGTATCCCAGAAGGCCGTCGTATCCAAGTCCCGGCACATGCAGTACATCGAACGGATCCAGCCTTACCGTATATCCTTTCATGGTCGGGGCATCTTCATCCGTCACTGCGTATTCGTAGTACAGATGTCCGCTGTCATCCCTGTCCACCGTCATCCGGTTCGGCATCAGAGGATAGAGACCGATGACTTCTCCTTTGCCGTTACGAATCACCTGCGCGAAGCAGTTCCCGTATAACAGGAGGTGCGTCATCATCGTCTCCCTGAAGATGAAGCTCGTCATCTCCGGATTCGGTTCGTTGTGAAGAAGGAAATATAGCGGATGATCCAGAGCCGTTTCCTTTCCGCCCTTGTCGTTCAACTTATATACGTGAAGTGGAAGGCTCGCCACTGCCTCCGACAGGACCCTCACGCAGGAGTACACTGCGGTCATCTGCATGGCAGACCGTTCATTTACCCGCTTTCCGCTTGCCGT